GAAGATACTGGAGCGATTAAGTATGTGCAGGAGACACCAAGATTTGAAAAAGATAATTATAACTTGAACTATGGGATTTCAGCACAGATTAGTATTCCGTTAGGTAAAGCACCTGACTTATGTTTAAAAGCAACAGAAGTAAATATAAAAAATCAAGAATTACTATACCAAAAACAGTTGCTTGAAGTTGCACTTTTTAGATTACAGGTGTGTGGAGAACAGGCAAAGAAAGGTGTTATTTTCGTTGGAAAATACGCAG